ACGATTTAGATCCAACAGAATGGTACATTGTCAAAGATGGTAAAATGTTCAAAACGTCTGTGTATCCCAATCAAGTACAACTAGCAATAGCCCAAGGTTATAGTCGTACTAGAGATGAAGCCAAAGCAAAAGCAGGCGAGCAAGGTGTGGCGGAGGCTACCGGTGACGAGAGATTTGACACCATGATGGGCAAGATCACAGGTGGTGCTGGTGCCAGGCAAGGTGTAGATAATTTGAATAAGTCCCTCACTGCCAGAACAGGCAGCGACCCCGAAACCGCATTGGCCAAATGGGGTCAGGAATTTATAAAATGGCTTGAAGATCTTTGCCGTAATTTTGCCAGGCAAGGTGTAGATAGGTTTAGTAAATTAGAAAAATTAAGCGAATTTGAAGACGGTGGCGAAACCATGGCGCACTGGTTGATTGAGGTTGCTAAACAGACCAAGACCGCGGGTATTACACTGGCAGACATACAGGAATTTTCTAGCGAGTTTAATACTCATGGAATGTGGCCTTGGCAGCAGTTCCCTATAGCCTGGAGTCAGAACGAATGGCAAGACTATAAAGATCAATGGACTGGCCCCGATGGTTACATTGCCAATCTGAGACATAGTCCCGAGCAAGGTGTGGCGGAAGGCAAGGACGACAAAATTGCTCAACTAAAGAAAGACCATGACACAGCAGTGCATTGGAGCAAGAATGAAACGAGTCCTCAAAAGCGTGAGGCTGCTCGTCAAAAGGCTGAGAAGATTAAAGCACACCTAGAGAAACAATATAAGCAAGGTGTGGCGGAAGGCCAGGTGACACCTAATCCTTATGATCGAGGTTACTACGATGGTCAAAGAATGGGATCAAACTCGTATCATAATCCTTATAGTAGAGCAGATGAACCCACTGAGTGGGATGAATATAAATCGGGGTTCAATATGGCCCAGATAGAATTACAAAACGATCTTGAAGACAACGGGTTTTCAGAAGGTGTGGCGGAAGGCTTTAACGGTGAATATGATGACGAAGCAGGTATGGCACATACCAACTTGCTTACTTCAGCAAGAGCAGTTATGGGATTGTTAAAGACTATCGACGACAAAGATAATTTACCAGAATGGGTACAAGAAAAGATTGCCAAAGCAGAAATGATGTTAGTTGGCGTTTGGGATTATCTACAAAGTCAAAAAGAACAAGGCATTGATCCACAACAAGATGCCAACGAAGCATACGGCCGTTATGACCGTAGAGACGCATATCAGCGTGATTACGATAGCAGTGTAAGTGGAATGGACCGAGGTAATAATCATAGAGATGACGAAAGACACGACCTAGATCCAACAGACTGGTACATTGTTAAAGATGGCAAAATGTTCAAAACGTCTGTCTACCCTAATCAAGAAAAAGAAGCAATGGCACGTGGATACAGTCGAACTAGGGAAGAAGCTAAATCAAAGGCTGACAATGCAATGGAAGGTGTAGACCCATACTTTGAATCATTGAGATCCAAAGTTGAGGAACTTGCAAAAAAGTAAGTGAGCAGGAACCTCAAGACCCTGCTGCCGAACCAGCACAGGCTCCTGCTACAGAACCAGTTAAAAAAATTGGACCGCAACCAAAACTAAAACCTGATATGTCTTTGGACTATTGGAAAGAACGTTTCCAAACTGCCAATCCAAGTCAGTATCATCAGTTCAAAAACAAGACTCCCGAAAAGAAAGACCAAATGGCAACTGCGGCATTGTACGCGGCACGCCAACCTAAATAATCTTTGTCAAAACCATTGACATACACCATACAGGTGTGTATAATAAAGACTAACAGGAGATACACATGGGCAAAGCATTTGGCGCACCAGAACAAGCAAAGATTAAACAAATTGTTGCAGAAGGCATGACTGTCATGCAAGAGATTCAAGACCTCACAGAAGGATTGAATGAAACAATTAAAGCAGTAGCAGAAGAACTAGAAGTCAAGCCTAGTGTTATTAAAAAAGCAATTAAGATTGCACAGAAAGATACATGGGATCAAGTATTCCGTGAGTTTGATGATCTTGAAACTATTGTCGACATCAGTGGACACAGCTTCCGTAAGGAAGACTGATGAGTCATTGGGGTTACCATTTAATGTTAGATTGCAGCGGATGTGAAACTATCGACAGCAAAGAAAACATTTATAATTTTGTAAAAGATCTGATACAACAAATTGATATGGTTGCACATGGCGAACCTATTATTGAATATCTGTTGCCTGGAGATCCTAAACAAGGATATAGTTTGATGCAGTTAATCACAACTAGTAACATCTGTGGACATTTTATGGAACTAGATGGTACTGCATATTTTGATATTTTTAGTTGCAAAGAATTTGATCTAACATTGGCACAGAAAGTAGTGAAACATTATTTCAATCCTAAAAAAATTAGAGTAAATTTTATCACAAGGCATGCAGGATAATGGATCAGATTACTAATACATTTGTAAACGTATATAACTGGGCTAAGAGAGACTATAAAGAATGGCCTACTCGTTTCACACTGGAAATTACAGCATGGTTTATGAGTCTTGCCTGCTCGCTAGTATTAGCAACGGCAGTAACTGACCCATTGTTTTTCTATCTCTATCCAATATTTATTGTACAATGTGCTATCTTTGGATGGGCTGCATGGACTCGTAAGAGTACAGGTATGGTTGCTAACTATACACTATTAGTCACAATTGATCTTGTTGGCTACATTAGACTAATAAATATGTAAGAGTACAGTTTGATCAGCTACAAATGATCACAAAGATGGTTGCCGGCCATAAGCGGTAGGAGAAAAATATGAGTTATGTAGACGCGATCTGGAATCGCGATAAAGACATTATCTATGTCGTCGAACGAGATCCTAAAAAAGGCAGGATCTATCAAGAATACCCCGCACGTTATCTTTTCTATTACCCGGACCAACGGGGCAAATATAAATCTATCTACGGAGAAAATCTCAATAAGGTAACTTCTAAGAGCTATAAAGAGTTCATGAAGGAAAAGAAGATACACAGCAGTCACAGTCTTTATGAAAGTGACATCAATCCAATATTCCGAAATCTAGAAGAAAATTATCTAGGTAAAGATGCACCTAAGCTAAACGTAGCATGGTTCGACATTGAGGTGGACTTTGATCCAGAACGTGGCTATAGCACTCCTGAAGATGCTTTTATGCCAATTACTGCAATTGCTGTTCACCTACAATGGTTAGACACGCTAGTATGTTTTGCTGTTCCACCTAAAACGCTCACAATGGAGCAGGCACAAGAACAAGTTAAAGACTTTCCTAATACAATCTTATTCGAAACTGAAGGAGAAATGCTCAACGCATTCTTAGACATTATTGAAGATGCAGACATCCTAAGCGGATGGAACTCAGAAGGCTTTGATATTCCATATACAGTAAATAGAGTAACAAAGGTCTTGAGCAAAGAAGATACAAGAAGATTTTGTCTTTGGGATCAATTTCCAAAGAAACGGGAGTATGAAAAATATGGAAAAGCGGCTGTTACTTATGACTTGGTTGGTCGCGTTCATTTGGACAGTCTCGAGCTGTACCGCAAGTACACCTACGAAGAACGCCACTCCTACAGGTTGGATGCTATTGGAGAAATGGAGATAGGTGAATCTAAGACTGTCTATGAAGGCACACTGGATCAACTATACAACAAAGACTTTAAAAAGTTTATTGAATACAACAGGCAAGACTGTGCATTGTTAGATAAGCTAGATAAGAAACTAAAGTTCTTGGACCTAGCTAACACACTGGCACACGAATGTACTGTATTGTTGCAGACTACGATGGGTGCCGTAGCTGTTACTGAACAGGCTATCGTAAATGAAGCTCACCATCGTGGACTAATTGTTCCAAGTCGACCTGTTCGCGACGAGGATGCTAATAACCAGGCAGCTGGTGCGTATGTTGCATATCCTAAAAAAGGTCTGCATGACTGGATTGGATCAATGGACATTAACTCATTATATCCTAGTGCAATTCGTGCATTGAATATGGGTCCAGAAACTATTGTTGGACAATTACGGCAAGATAGAACTGACCAATTCATTCAAGAACAAATGTTGGTCCATAAGAAATCATTTGCATCTGCTTGGGAAGGTATGTTTGGTAGTTTAGAATACGAAGCAGTTATGCGGCAAGACAAAGCATATGAAATTACTGTTGATTGGCAAAATAGTGAACAGGACGTATTAAGTGCAGCTGAAGTTTACAGATTAATTTTTGAAAGCAATCAGTCCTGGATGTTGAGTGCTAATGGTACAATCTTTACCTACGAGAATGAAGGTATTATTCCCGGCTTGCTCAAGCGATGGTATGCCGAACGTAAAGACATGCAGAAAAAACTCAAGGCCGCAATTGATGCAGGTAATAAGGTTGAGGAAGAATACTGGGACAAGCGACAACTAGTTAAGAAGATTAACCTAAACAGTTTGTACGGTGCTATTTTGAATCCAGGTTGTAGATTCTTTGACAAACGAATTGGACAGTCAACTACGTTAACAGGCCGTGCTATTGCACGTCACATGGCAGGCAAGGTTAATGAAATGATCACAGGTGAATTTGATCACGTAGGCAAAGCTATTATCTATGGTGACACTGACTCATGTTATTTCTCAGCTTACAATACATTAAAAATTGATATCCAAAAGAAACTAATCCCCTGGGACAAAGACATTGTGATTCAATTATACAATACAATTGCCGATAATGTTAATGCTACATTTCCGCAGTTTATGTTAGATGCATTCCATTGCCCAAAGTCACGTGGTGAAGTAATTAAAGCCGGTCGTGAATTTGTTGCTATCAAAGGCATCTACATGACCAAGAAGCGTTATGCTATTCTTTATTATGATAAAGAGAATAAGCGCACTGACGTAGATGGTAAGCCGGGTAAGATCAAGGCTATGGGATTAGATTTGAAGCGTAGCGATACGCCTGAATTTATGCAGAAGTTCCTAGAAGAAATTCTAACCAAGGTACTTAATAATGCACAAGAAACTGAGATTCTGGAACGGATTAGTGAATTCCGTACTGAGTTCAAAGCCAGACCCGGCTGGGAGAAAGGTAGTCCGAAACGTGCCAACAACATTGCCGACTACCAAGCACAGGAAGAAAAAAAGGGGAAAGCTAATATGCCCGGACACGTTCGTGCTGCCATCAACTGGAATACACTAAAGCGAATGAATGGCGACAAGTACAGTCAACAAATTGTTGACGGTATGAAAGTCATTGTATGTAAAGTAAAACCTAATCCGTTGGGCTATACCAGCATTGCGTATCCAGTTGACGAATTACGATTACCTAAATGGTTTCAAGATCTGCCATTTGATCATGCAGAAATGGAAACCTCCATTATCAATAATAAACTTGATAATCTTATTGGAGTTCTAGAGTGGGATCTAGAATCCACAACACAAGATAATACATTTGGCAAATTATTCAGCTTTGACTAAAATATTACTTGACTTTTTCCCTAAATCTAAATAAACTATACAAAAGGACTATTACATGAAAGACATTCTACAAGACATCGTGAGTCATACTCACAACCTAGGTTTCCTAAACATCGTTAAGATTACAGGCACTGACGAAACTACAAAAATTGACTCTATGGCAGATGATAGAACTGTAGTTATGTTTGGCGAGACAGCAAATCCACAACCAGAGATGATTGGTGTATTTGGCATGCCTCAACTAAACAAATTGAAGTATAATCTCGAGTGTCCAGAATACAAAGAAGATGCAACAATTGAATTAATGACTGCTGACAGGAACGGGGAAACTATTCCAATTGGTTTACATTTTGAAAACAAAGCGGGTGACTTTAAAAACGACTACCGTTTTATGAACACTGAAATCATCAACGAAAAACTTAAGACAACTAAATTCCGCGGAGTTAAGTGGGATGTTGAAGTTAGTCCAACAATGAGTTCAGTACAACGGTTTAGCTTTCAGGCGGCTGCAAACAGTGAACATGCAACGTTCTTAGCCAAGACAGATGGAGACAAGTTAAAGTTTACATTTGGCGATGCTAGCAGTCACGGTGGCGAATTTATCTTTGCTACAGGCGTTACAGGTATCCTAAACAAATCATGGACTTGGCCAGTTGCGCCAGTGTTGGGCATTTTGAAGATTGCCGATGTCAACAACACCACTATGAGTTTGTCAAATGAAGGTGCGTTGCAAATTACATTAGATAGCGGACTGGCAGTTTACAAATATATCATTCCTGCACAGACATAATGATAAAAGACGTTATCGGCACTGGTCCGTTTGTACAAGTGACGGGAGGGGGTGGTTACACTCCCTACATTAACATGAGTAATCCCAGTGCCGGTATGACACGGTTTAATGGCAATACTCAAAGCATCGAAGTCTATGACGGATCATCTTGGATGATTATGTCATCTAGTGTTGCCAGCGTAAGTCTAACTGGAGAAGCTGTTAATATTTTGTCTTGGGCAAAACAAAAGATGGACGATGAGGCTACACTTGAAAAGCTAGCCAAAGAACATCCTGCCATCAATTTTGCTTTGGACAATTTGAAGAAAGCAAAGACACAATTAGATGCTATAATAATATTAAGTAAAGAACATGACCAAACAACAAGTTAACCTAACCCCATTACAGAAAGACTATGCTGTCTATTTGCCAGCTATTAGCTCTTTCTACTCAACCTATGTTGCTAAACAGCGACTAGAAAAGTTCATATCTGATGAACGTATGCCAGTTGGGTTTGACCGCGGCATTGAGGGTATGAACTTCTTAAATCCAGAAGAAGGATACTTTACATACAAATACGGTCTATATTCAGCAGGTCATGCACAATTAGATCTACAAAAAAGTCTTGTGCAAGAATCTATGATTCAACAACGAGACCGTAATAACACAATGATCTTAGGTGACTCTGGTGGATATCAGATTGGTAAGGGTGTTCTTAAGTTTGACTGGTTAGACTTTGAAGGTAAGGAAGCTACTAAGACTCGTCAGAAGATTCTTGAGTGGTTAGAAGTAACTGCTGATTGGTCAATGATGCTTGACGTCCCTACCTGGGCTTGTGACCACATTCACAGTCCAAAAACAGGATTGAAAACGTTTGAAGATTGTTTAGAAAAGACTCGTTACAACAACGATTACTTCCTAATGAACAGATTAGGTCAAACTAAGTGGCTTAACGTGCTACAAGGCGGTGATTGGGATACTGCTGAACAGTGGTATCAAGGTGTAAAAGAATTTAGCGAACCTACAGGCAAGTATGCAGGTCGTGAAGCAGAAGGTTGGGCCTTTGGTGGTGCTAACATGTGCAAGATGGATATTACTCTCAAGCGTCTAATGACCATGAGAGAAGATGGTTTGCTGAAGGGCAAAAACTGGATCCACTTCTTGGGTACAGCGCAACTTGACTGGAGTTGTTACTTAACGTTAATTCAACGACAAATTAGGAAACATATTAATGAAGAGCTTACCATATCTTTTGACTGCGCCTCACCGTTCATCGCAACAGCGCACGGACTTGTCTACACAAACGCAGTCCACACGCCAAAAAGGTGGAGTGTTATTATGGACAAGGCCCCAGACAACAAAGCACTTGCAGGAAGCGACATCCCATTCCCATTCGAGTCAACAATCGGCCGGCGCCTAACAATGAAGGATATCGCCTACTATGATCTAGGCGAGAGAAAGACTGACGCGGAATTAAATGGTACTAAATTTGATCACTTAAATCCAGCTCACTATAACACTGTACCGAGACTTAATAAACTAGGTAAGATTCCAAATAGAACAAGCTGGGATAGTTTTGCCTACGCATTAATGATGGGGCATAATGTTGAATGTCACATTGTTGCAGTACAACGTGCTCAACAATTAATGGATATCGAAATTGCAAAAACTCGTAGTAAACTTTCCTGGAAACACTGGAAAAAGGTTAAAGCACAAGATATGAGCGATGAGTATTCAGACTGGGTACCTCGTAATATTCTTTATTTTAATTCTTTAATTGAAGACTTGTTTAATACAACTACTAAAGCAGATGCATTTGCTATGATTGAACGGGCAAGCCCTTTCTTGCGTAGTTTAGAAGGTGCTCGATTACAAGGTGGTCCAAAACAAAATGAATTTAGAAACTTATTTTCCTTTGATGAAGTAACATCATCAGAAGAAGTAGATTTAGAAAATCCAGATGACGATCAATTGAGAGCATTGGAAGAAGGCGAATTAGGAGAATAACATGGCAACACGTAAAAAGAAATCAGATAGCATTATATTAGAAATGCCGGGTACAATCGGCAGTGCTAAAATAATCTTACCAGAAACTAAAGTAGTTAAAGGTAGTCATTTAACAATTACATATAACAATGGGTATCCTGAAAAATTAGAATGGGATGACGAGGCGTTGTTACGGGACGTTAGACTTGCTATTCTAACAGCAGAAAGTAAGATTCCGGCTACAATAGAAACTAAACCTAAACGTAAAATAAAGGAAAAATAATATGACACAATTTACACCTAATGTAACATTTGCATTCCGTGAAGGTGATGAAGCACCAGACAGTGGTGGATGCCCTATTGGTGGGGAATTTGTTTTCAAAACAGCTAATGAGTTGTTTAACAATAAACGGGTAATTATTTTTAGTCTCCCGGGTGCATTTACACCTACTTGCAGTACATATCAGTTACCGGGCTTTGAACAGCAATACAATAATTTTAAAGCCAAGGGCATTGATGAGATCTATTGCGTTAGTGTTAACGATGCATTTGTTATGAATGAGTGGGCGCGGAGTCTTAACATTAAAAATGTAAAAGTTATTCCGGACGGTGCCGGCAAATTTACTAAACTAATGGGCATGACCGTTGACATGAGTGATATCGGGTTTGGTCTACGCAGTCGTCGTTATGCCGCAATCATACATGATGGCAAAGTAGAACACATGTTTGTAGAACCAGATTCAAGTGAGGCTAATCCAGATCCATATGGAGTATCTAGCCCAGAAAACGTAATGAAACATCTATAAGGAGATTAAAATGTTTGGAACAAGTTATACAGGCGGAATGACATATCGTTCTGCAGAAGAAATTAATTCAGCAATGGGCCGTGTCTACGGACATATGAGCCTTGCTGTTATTGTATCAATGATGGTCAGTTACTTTGTAGGCACTAGCCCAGAGTTATTGGCATTCTTTTTTACAGGTGTACTAAAGTGGATTGTGATATTTTCACCGCTTGTGGCGATTTTTGGTATTGCTATTTTGCTAAATGCAAGCCCAACTAAACAAATGGCACAACTTTGCCTGCACGGTTTTGCGGCCCTAATGGGATTGAGTTTTGCCACAATCTTTGCTGTATTCACTATGGGCAGTATTGTGTCAGCATTTATGGG